CTCGCATATTATCTTGGTTTGGTATTAGACGATACTACTACTACAAACTCCGATTTTTACATTTTGGAGATCACAAATACATCGTACATGGGGTACGTACAACTACCATCACCACACTCGGACCTATTGGTTACCACCGGTTGAAGAAGATGGGCCTCGAAATGAGCAGACTTAAACACATGCGCCTCGATTCTAATGAAGGGATTGTTTGGCGGGATGTTTTACAAGGAACTGTCTCAAAGAAAGGCGCAAAAACTAAAACCGTTGTTCAACGCAAGATGTGTATGTTGGGACGACCCACAATTATAACAGCCCCGCTTACTGCGATTCATGCTCTTGAGTCTCGGTTACTGGCTTCCCCGGGCATACTCGACGATCAAGGCTCCAAGTTGGACGCCACGTTCCGGCCCGCTAAGGTTGGATTATCTATAAACGAGGTGCAACGGGCGATTCCTAGTCTTACTGAGAACGAATGTTACATAACGCGGGCTCTGTTACATGCTACGGCTAATATCCCCACCACGATGCATGCGATGACTACTTCTGTGCTTAGATATGAATTCGACGTCGAAGACAACGATGAAATTCCCGAAGGCAAGGAAGTCGGTCGAGAAATATCACTTCCACTTACCACCATTCCTGCTGCTATACCAATGGACTCGGTGAAAAATGACCACGCTACTATCACAGGGCGAGTCCATGACGTATCCAACACCACCACACCACCTCCAGAATTCGAGCAATTTGCCAATGAATTTTGCAATCTCATCCGACATAACAACAAGGGACGGAACTTAGTTCCTCTAACTGAACAAGAAGTCGCTGAATTTCAAAAATTACCTGCTCAAGTTTCTCGAAATCTGAAAGCTGCCAACAAACTGAATGAGAAATTTAAGGTTAAGGCTTTCCAAAAGCCTGAAGCTTATACCGGCGTAAAAGACCCTAGAAACATTTCACCAGTCACTGACACACACAACGTACAATTATCGCGCTATACAAGGCCAATGAAGAACTTTATGAAGAGACAAGTTTCATGGTATGCGCCCGGGGCGAAACCTCGTACTATTACAAAGATGGTCACCGAGTTTTGCTCTAAAAACGAAGTAACCGGGATAATCGAAACTGACTTCAGTCGGTTTGACGGGACAATATCTAGATGGATACGGCTCAATGTTGAGTTAGCTGCGTTCACTACGATGTTTCCGAATAACAAAGAACATTTGACGAAATTGATCACCGATGAGATGGAAGTGAAAGCGACCACTACTCACGGCGTGAAATATGAGCCAAATGGTTCTCGATTATCAGGTTCACCATTAACTACTGAAGGGAATACAATTATCAACGCTTACGTGTCCTACTGCGGGTATCGCATTGCCGGTTTTGAACCTGCTGCTTCTTACTCTATGATCGGACCAAAAGCTGGAGATGACTCAATTGAAGGTGCCAACTGCCAGGTTAAAAAGGCCTGCGAATCACTAGGCCTCTCAATTAAGGTAATCCCCCGGGATGTTAAGCGGTATGTAAGCTTCCTAGGACGTTACCACCTTGATCCCATACACTCTGACTACACTATGGCTGACCCACTTCGCGCACTGCCTAAGTTTCACGTGGCCTTCACAGGAACGGACACCTCTGATTCTACATGCAGAATACACAAAGCCTCTGGATTCGCAGTAACTGACGCGAAAACTCCCATGATTGGCGATTATTGCCGGACGGTCTTTCGACTTGAAGGTAAAGGTCCCAGGACGGTTGATTCGCTGACGAGCAATGACTGGAATTCAGACAAAGCAATGTGTCTAAGAATTAAAGATGGGCCGTATCCGCAACCAGACGATATGCAAGGCTTCGCGAGAGAAGTGTTGTGTGAACTTTTAAATATCGATGGTTATGTAATTGACGATTTCACACACTCATGTGACACTGCAACTACCTACACACAAATCCCAATTGTGCAAATTCCCAAGAAATCAGAACTCGCTGACAAGGCGGTTATTATTAATGGACTTTTGTATAAGAAGGGGGAACGAATTAGCGATAGTTAATAA